CCGGAATCTGTCATAATAGCCATGATTTTGTCCCTCACAACCTTACTCAGCTTTTCGTGAACAAACTCAAGAACGGTCTCCTCGGGGAAACCGAACCATCGTAAAAGGTGCGAGAAAAACTCGACACCCCAACCTTGTACGGACTGGTCTTGTCCTTTAAGATCGTTCATGTGTAAAACTTCGTCAGGCGTTAGGAACGTGGAAACCCACGTCTCGAACTCTTCTGGTGTTTTCTTTGCATAGAGCATCCAATTCGGTGGTGCTTTCTCTAAGAGTTTATCTAAAAGATATACTCCTCGAGGACCCCATTCGAACAGGTAAGCGTCAGCATGGATCATAACCGGTTGTCCCGGCTTTGCCAACGAAAATACTCTATCTTTCAACTTCCACTGAGTCTTCATCGTTATGGTCATGTTGTAGTCAGGGTCTGTCCTATTGAGACTCCCTTTCTTCAACGCTTCCGTTCTGGCACCTCTTCTTTCTTGAAACTCTTCTCTTGCAAGGTCATAAGCGTGGTCGTCGAAGGCAAAAGGATGTTCCCATCCCATATACCTTCTGAAAGCCTCCCAACAATTCCGACCGAAGTCTTTCTGTGTTGAGAGATTGGCGTAATTCTTGTCTATTGTGCTCCACCTAATCCGCTGCTGCATGGCAGCCAAGAAGGTGACATCATCTTTAGCACTTTGCGCCAAACCCCAGTTCATCAGAGTTGGATCAAACTTGAAAGGATTGTTATCCTTTTTCGTCAATACTCTGTTAACCTTTTGCCAACGTAAACGTCGGTTAGGTCCTGGGGTCTTATCGAACATCTGCTTCATCTTAGCGACTAGATCTTTTCTGTATCTCGGAATGTCTGGTAGTTGTTCTGAATATTCACCGCGAGCTAAAAGCTCAGCAGCGAAACGTTCAGGGTGTTCGTTGTGGTATTCTGTAAAACCGACTCTATCAGCTATCGGTATTTTGGTGGCGGCTTCATACTCCGTCATCTTCGCCTCGGGAACTTGCGGTTCCTCTGGTTCAAACTCAGGAGTTTCGTCGATGAAAGGTAGGAAATCGGGTCTGTCACGGTAGGTTCGTTCGTCGTATCTCAAACGTGCTCCGGCTCTGTGTCTATCGTCTGGATCAATCCACTCTCCGAAATATTTCGGCGGGTGGAAAGGTTTAACGAAATCACCATTCTTCAGTTTTTCAGGCGGTCCAGCAAGGACTACCTTAATACTGTCAGGAAAAGGTTCAGTGATTTCGCGAATATCCAACGTGTACTCAGGAACTATTTTGACTGGTTTCCCAATCTCATAATTCTTTCGGTAATGAGCTAAAGTCCCAAAGACTTTGTGTTCGGCCTCATACACTTCACTTCTTCCGTTGTGTACCCACTTCTTGACAAAGATAATGTAACAAGATCTTGTCATAGCGGTATAAATCAAACGGGGATCGGAGCCTCTTAAAGGGCGATCGTCCAATTCGATAATACACAACTCCATTGAAAGGCCTTGTGAGCCAGCGAAGGAATTCACCTCAGCTTGTCTCAATTGTTCAGCCCAAACGGTGTCAAAGTGTGCAGCGTAGAATTC